TTCCGGCGAAAGGGAAAACCAAAACGCAGGCCTACCAGCGTGGCGCCCAACTTTCCAAGGCGAACCCCAAGAACGCCGTGTCGCTGCTGACCGCCATGGTTCCCATGTCCCAGCAGCAGCCAACGGCCGTGGCACCCGCCGCCGCCCCTGCGCCCGCGAAGCCCATCATTCGCGTGCGCAAGGCGGCACCAAAATGAGGACCGCGTGTGGCTCCGCCCCTGTCGGGCGGGATACAAAATACGGCAGACGCGGTGGCGCGCGTTTAAAACGTTGGGCGTGTGGGGCGCCCGGGCGAAACAAAGTCCAAATCTCAATCATCCAGCTACTTGAGAACTCACTCATGAGCACGTCACCCAGTTTGCTTCAGCGCTTTAAGCAGGTCATGGTCTCCTACGGCCTGCCCGCCGGCGCTGCAGCGTTTTCGGCCTACGAGGCCTGGTGCGCGGCCAATCCGTCGCACCCCTCGTGTCGCCTCAAGTCGAGCATGCAGCAGTACGCAAGTTACCTCATCGGACACCGCGCCCCGGCTCCGCCGGCACGAGCTGCGGTGAGCCCGAGTGGTACAAGTTCACGCACTGAGGCTGCTCCACTGGCGCTTGGCCAGACCCTGCGCATCCGACACAGCCTTCGCTGTGAGGGTGACAACCTCGTGATCAAGGCCACCGACATGGTGGCAAACATTGTCACACCCGCTAGTGTCACTACGGGGACGAACCTTTTGTCCTTCGTGTTCTTCCCCTACGCGCCACAGCTGGCCGGCTCTCGCCTCGCCGCCCTGGCCCAACTGTTCGAGAAGTACTCGTTACGTCGTCTTCGGTTCCATTTTCAACCAAGCGTCGCCACGAGCACCTCGGGCCAGCTCATCATGGCATGGGACAACGATCCCGTCGATGGGCAAGCCGCTGCGAGTGAGCAAGGTATTCGCTCACTCTACAGCTACAGGTCCAATGTGTCAGGCACGGCGTGGCTGCCCATGACGGTCAACTGTGCTCTCGATCCCTCCACTCGCAACCTGTTCACATCACCTGGCGACGACCCCCGCTTGTACGCGGCGGGCGTTCTCCAGGTCGCCAACGTCACTGGTATCCCCGCGAGCACGTCTCTGGGCACCGTCTGGGTCGAGTATGAGCTTTTGCTCAGCTCGCCCTCCGAGCTCAACGCTGGCCCCCCCGACATCTACTGGTCGTGCACCACGAACACGCCGATGTCCAGTGGTGGGGCGGGCACCTCCTTGCTTGACCAAGCCGCCTCCGCTCTTATCACCACCGCCTCCAACGGTGTCGCCGTAGAGATTGTGGGTGGCCTACGCAACTGGCGCCTCTCGCCTGGTTCTTACATCATTGACATCCTGGCCATGAACTCGGCCGCAGCCATCGCGACAACCGTGTCACTCACCACGCAAGTCGCCAGCGGCAACATGACGTCGACAGCCATCGCTGCCAACACTAACGTCAACCCGTGCCCCGCGACGGTCAACACACAGGTCCGCGCGCGGTACATCCTCCAGATCACGGGGGGTGACGCATACGTGTATCCAGGCTTTTCGACCGCGGTCAATTTCAGCAAGTGGTTCGTGCGCGTCGCCACTTACGACGGAGTCCCAACCGCCGCAGGTGCTGACATTTATGCCTTTTAGTACCGAGGCACGTCCCGAGCATGACGGAAAACCGCTCCGCCGCTGGTTCATTTCCCTTCCCGCTTT